AATGGAGAACAGTGGTATAGTGGTGATGACGATGACGGATACCCAGATTGATTATGAAAATCCCTGGTTATATAAAGGTACAGCTTTCACTACTAATGATATTGGCGACTTCTTCGGTTTTGTCTACAGGATTACAAATTTACAGAATGGTAGACAGTACATCGGAAGAAAATATTTCTACCAAAAGCGTAAACCCACTGGCGGTAAGAGAAGAGTTACAAAGGAATCTGACTGGAAGCGGTACTACGGAAGCTCTGAAGAACTTAAACGAGACATTAAAGAGTTTGGTAAACAAGTATTCAGACGAGAAATTATAAGTCTACATACTACAAAGGGTTGGGTTAATTACGAGGAGACCAGACAACTCTTTTTAAATAATGTACTAAGTGAAACTGAAAACTATTACAACTCAAATATCCTTGGCAGATACATGAAAAAAGATTACTACAATGAACAACGTACCGTCTGAAATTAAATCACAATGCGATGATCTACTAGAGTGGCATCAAGCTCGTTGCGATGCATTAGTAGAAGACAAACAGTATGAAGATATGTATTCATTGTATATGGAATGGCATGAATGGATTGAAGAAGATAATCCAAGTGTGATGGTGTTAGGGCATTGGGATGAAGAAGAGTGATATAGATTATCTTTATGAATGGGCACGAGCACAAGACTTTCCGTTACGACGAGCTCCAACTGCTGTTGGTTATTCTAACAAGGATATATACTTCTGTTGGTTGAAAGGTCACAGAGAAGATCACGGTTGTGTTCGTAAAAGTATCATAGATGATAAAAAAGTAATAGATATTTTAGAAGATGATGAGATACTTCTAGCTACAATATCTCTTTTTGAATCAGGAACAGAATTAGGACCTCATAAAGATCCACCAGTTTATAACAAAAGTAAAAAAAGAAAAACACCAAAAGCATACAGAAGAATACAGATACCTTTATACATACCTTCCAATGAATGCTATATGATTTGGAAAGGGGAGAAAGTTCTTTGGGAAGAGGGAGTTCCTCAAGTATATGATGTAATGGATCACGTTCATTCGGGGTATAATTATTCTGACGATGATATGATTTTTCTATTCATTGACATTTTAAAGAAAGATGACAACAGTAACTTGTACTAAATGCAATAACACAATACAGTCTAAACATGAGCATGATTACAGGATGTGTGGTTGCGACAATCAAACATATGTTTGCGGTGACACCTATGGTGGACTAGACATGAGTTATGTGGTAGCATTAACTGAACCTAAAGAAGAAAAACAAATTAGAGTAGGAACAGAAGCACCACGAAGAAGAACAACTAGAATGATTGATGTAGATATTAGATGAGAATTTTTCAGTATGAACAAGTAGTTTCACATTGGACTTTACAAATGCTAAAGACTGAGGTGGAGTTCTTCAATGAACATATGGATAGGAATGCTTGGATTGGTTTGTTTGATGAACCAGACAATCCTATCGAGCAGTTTATTTTAGACTCATATGATTTTCATTTCTCTGACAAGTGTAATAATGTAGTTGGATTTGAATGGTGGATACATGTGATGGAGAAAAGTAATCACATGATTCTATTTCATGCTGACCATGATGAATCTTTGAGAGCAGAGAAGGATGAGATGAAGTACCCTATGTTAGGAACCTGTTTGTACCTAGATGACGATCCTAACCCCACTGTATTTCTTGACACTCAGCAGACCAGTGTGTATGAAAAACAAATAGAACCTTTCCCTCCTACCAATGCTGTATTTTCTTACGCAGAAGAGGGTAAGTTTTTAGTATATGATCCCAGATATATACACGGAGTATTACCAGGTAGTGACAAACAAATTACTTTGTGGTATAATATATGGGATTATAAACCAGATAACCTTAAGAGGGTTGGAATCTCTCGTCAAGGTTATAAGAATAGTAATGACAACAGAGGTCACTTCATAATAAAAGAGAGGAAAGAACCTGTCTTGTTCTTAGGAGAAACTACTTCGGTTGTTCTGGATGTACATCAAAGACCTATGACTTTGAAAGGTCCTTATGGATCAAATGGAATAGGTAATCTATGGCAAGTTAAGCAATGATTGAAATTACGGAAGATGATCTAAAGAAAAGAGAAGATCATTATATAAAACTAGCTGAGGATGGAGAACCCATACTGGTTACTAAACCAGATGGTAACAAATATCTTATGGTTCCTCAGAAACCAGACGACCTTAGACACTTATGGGATCATAACGACGGAGCATGATGGAATCAGAACTTATACCTTTATTTCCTACACCACTGTACTGTGCTACATTAGATTTTGAATTAGATGAAGAGTATATAAAACAGTTAGAGTATGTTAGATATCCAGATGACACTGGTGATGTTTCTGTGAATAAAAATATTCTATTAGAACCTCAGTTCGCAGATCTTAAAGAAGAAATAGATGAGCATATGAATAATTTTTATTATGATTATCTAAGGTCATCTCAAGGACAACCAGTTAATACAGGATCATGGATCAACGTACATAAACCAAGTGACGCATCACCTAAACATGTACATTGTAATTCATGTTATAGTGGTGTGTTTTATTTGAAAGTTCCTCAGAATAGTGGGGGGATTAAATTTTCTATGGATAGGGAAACTGGATCTCATACTACAACTACCAGTTATTCTCTACCTGTAACTCACAATGCACTGAACTGTAATCATTTTATTAAAGGTGTATCAGATAATTTATTATTATTATTCCCTTCTCATTTAGTTCACTCCACAGAGGAGAACAAATCAGATCAAGATAGAATCAGTTTAGCATTCAATTACTACATTGAGGGTGAGTTAGGTGATGAAACAGGTCGCGTGAATATTAAGGTAATAAATAGTTAAAAACATTTGTGTAATGGAATGGTTACCTCATGTCGTTATAAAGGCAGAAGATGATGCTTGTGTCAAGACGGCTACTACCGCATTAAGAACTCTACACGTTGGGTTTCCTGATCAGAAAGCTACTGTACATCTTATCAGTCAGAATCCTAACATCGTAAAGTATGTTAAAGACTTGTGTGTAAAAGGTGGTCACAAGTTAAATCGTTATGCACATGTACAAGGTTCACAATTAAATTATCAGTTAATAAAAAACAATAGACTACCTATCGTTCTCATCAGAGGTACGGTAGTTTTCCTTGAGGACATGAGTGACTATAGCACTACTAAATTATTTGGTGGTGATACATTACCTTGTAGATATATGTTTAAGGGTAATAAAAAAATAGTTACTATGAGTGGTATAGAAAAGAGTGTAGTATTTGTTGCACAACCACAGAAACTATGTGCTGAAGTAAATTGTTTAACTGCTCTCTGGAGTCTTGATAGTGACCCTAAAGATACTCAGAAATGGGGACAGCAGTGGGTAGTAAAAGATGGCATTGCATATGAACAAGAATCAGGTGTGTTCAACTTGATGTATCACTGGGACAAATCTCAGTTTGCTAACTTCAGCAAGAAAACTTCAGCAAAATTTGAGACTGTATTTGCTGGTAATAACTACCCAGAGATGGTAAAGTCACTAGAATCTAATGGAGAAGAGACAGGACATATAACCAAGTACATTGACTGTGCACTTAATGATGATTGGGATGGAATGCGAGGAGCTCGTGACACATTGTTTGACAATCTAAAGGAAACAGTGATAAAATAATGCTATATAATACTGAACAGCAGTATTACAATGGCAGAAACCAAGAAAGGAGAGGAGAAACCAAAAGGTCCTCTTGGTAAACTCAAGGATCATATGGATGATAAGGAGGAGCAACTTGCTATCCTATCTACATTTGTGAGACTTGGAATCTTAGTCTGGTCTGGTGGGATATTAACATTAAATTACGTTACGATACCAGGTTGGGAACAAGATAAGATTGATCCGACCTTTATAGCTTCGGTTTTCACAGGAGTCACAGCTACTTTTGGAATCCAAGCGGGAGGTAAGAAGAAAAATGGTGATGGTGGTGGAGCAAACATATCTAAGAAGGATATGGAGATGCTTATAGAGAAAGCAACTCAGGCAGCACCTACACAAACTATTAAGTTAGAAGTTCCCGCAGTCAAAATTACATCATAGTCCAATGCAAAAAATTATAAATGCGATCGCAATATCGTCTGGTGTTGTATCTCTTACCCTTATTGTTGGTGGGGTGGGTGTATATCTCAACCGAGGAAAAATTATTGATAACGTCAAGTCTCAAATCATGGAGCAAGTATCTGGTGCACTTGGTGGAGCAATTGGTGACGTAGTTCCAGACCTAACAGGTCCTGCAACACCACTACCTGCACCAACTTCAGTAGGACTACCTCCACTGTCATGATAGGTAAAGAGACACCTGCTATCAAATATGATAGAGCACTGACTCTATTTCAAGAGTCAGTCTTGGAACCTAATCATCAGTTACGAGGGTGTGCACATAACCAAGGGTGCTTTGATGAGTTGATGGAGATCAGAGAGCATGTCTTAGAATATCTCAAGACACTAAGAGAGGTCACACATCATACCAATCCAGATGAGAGTGATGATCTTGAAACTGCTAAATTAATTGAGGTGAAGGATAAGGTTGCTGTTGATATGATACAAGCAGAAGTCGATATGATTAATGAACTGCAATGGTGATGTATGAACGGACGACTAGACAAGGTTGCTATGACCAACAAACTCATGCAACTCAAAAGAGAAATACATTATAAATGTGAGATCGGAGAGAAGGGTCAAGGGTACTGCCAAGGAGCAAATGATTATCTAAATAGAGTACTTGATGTACTTGATGAGTACTGGCAATGACTATACCAACCCAAACTATTAAGAACGTTAATATTAGGAACATAAACATTCCTAATGTTAACGTTTTTAATTATGATTTACCAACACCTGTTGCACCAGGTCATCCTGCGATTACAGAATATATTGGAAGACCTATAGTAAATATTCCTGGTTGTGTTGAAGCACATCCAGATGATAGGAACGCACAGAAT